GAAGTCGATGATGCTCTTGATGGTAAGTCGGTTGCTGACATGACTCGCGCCAAGCAGATGAAGTCACTGTTCCGTATGATTACTCCGCACCTTACCATTAAGGATATTCCTATGGTCGTGGTCAATCATACTTACATGGAAATTGGTATGTTCCCGAAGGCGATTGTCTCTGGTGGTACTGGTATCTACTACTCTGCTGATAACATTTTTATCATTGGTCGCCAGCAAGAGAAGCAAGGCACTGAGGTAGTTGGTTACAACTTTATTATCAACGTTGAGAAGTCTCGCTTCGTCCGAGAAAAGAGCAAGATCCCAATTGAAGTTACCTTTGAGGGTGGTATCAGTAAGTGGTCTGGTCTGCTCGACATGGCGCTTGAGTCGGGTCACGTGATTAAACCAAGCAATGGTTGGTATCAACGAGTTGATGAAGAAAAGAAGTATCGTCTTGGTGATACTTACAACAAGGAATTTTGGTTGCCAGTCTTGACTGATCCGACATTCGGTACATGGATTGAGTCGCGGTATCGCATGGCAGGTGGACAAATGATGGAGAATGAAAATGTGGCAATTTCTGATGAAGATATTTCGGAAGACTACGAAAACGTGTGATCATTGTGGGTGTGGCATCCATCCTACGAAAGATGCTGCACTCTGTCTTCATGGTGAAGAGAATGGTGTTCCATTCCAGACATACATTTGCGAACCATGCTGTCAGAAAATTTGTAATGAACAAGAACCCCAATTGGAGGATATAAACATTGTCGAAGAAGATTGAGACAATAATTCTAAGTAAGATGTTCTCAGACGAGGACTATACTCGTAAGATCATTCCTTTCTTGCGTGATGAATATTTCCATGATAGTTCTGAGCGTAAATTATTCAACTACATGAATGCGTTTATTGTCAAGTATAATTCTCTTCCGACTATCGAGGCAATTGAGATTGCCGCACAAAATGATACTACTGTAAATGAAAACGAGTTTAAGAATCTAAACGAGAAATTAACTCAAATGGATTCAGATCTCGAAGTTAATTCTAAGTGGTTGCTCGAAGAGACTGAGAAGTTTTGTAAGGATAAGGCAGTTTACAATGCAATCATGAAATCAATTCAGATTATTGATGGTGCTGATAAGAACCATTCGCAGGATGGTATCCCTTCTATCTTACAAGAAGCACTGGGAATTTGTTTCGACAATAACGTTGGACATGATTACCTAGATAATTCTGACTCTCGATTTGAATTTTACCACCGTAAAGAAAACAAACTACCATTCGATCTTGAAATGTTCAATAAGATTACTGATGGTGGACTTCCCAACAAGACTCTGAACATCGCACTTGCTGGCACTGGTGTAGGTAAGTCTTTGTTCATGTGTCACGTGGCAGCAGGAGCATTGGCACAGGGTAAGAATGTTCTTTATATCACTCTAGAAATGAGCGAAGAAAAGATTGCCGAACGTATCGATGCAAACATGATGAATGTAAACATCGGTGAGTTGAAGGATCTTTCTAAGTCTATGTTTGACAATCGTATCGAGAAGATTCGAAACAAGACTGAGGGTAAGTTAATTGTCAAGGAATATCCCACTGCCAGTGCGCACGTTGGGCATTTCAAAGCACTGCTAAATGAATTGGGGTTGAAGCGCAACTTTGCTCCAGATATTGTGTTTGTCGATTACCTTAATATCTGTGCGTCGAGTAGGTTCAAACCAGGAGCAGGTGTAAACTCTTATACATATGTGAAAGCGATTGCTGAAGAACTTCGTGGATTTGCAGTTGAGTTTGATCTTCCTGTTATGTCTGCCACCCAAACAACTCGTGGTGGTTATGCTAACAGCGATGTCGACATTACTGACACTTCCGAGTCTTTCGGTCTGCCAGCAACTGCTGACTTGATGTTTGCTCTAATCTCGACTGAAGAACTTGAGAAGATGGGGCAACTGATGGTCAAGCAGTTGAAAAATCGATACAATGATCCAGGACTAAATAAGAGGTTCATGGTTGGTATCGATCGTGGTAAGATGCGTCTGTATGATCTAGAAGAATCTGCCCAGAAGGGTATTATGGGTTCGGGTCAAGATGATCTGCCAGTGTTTGAGAAAACCACTATCGGTCAACGTCAACGAGATATGTCAAAGTTTAACTTCTAATGAATTTTATCGAATCATACCCTAATGCTCTAAGCATCGAAAAGTGTCAGCAAATCTGTGATACGATGGACGAAATTATCTCTCGTCCAGATCCAGGTTCTGCCTGTATTCTGTCTGATGATTCTTCTCGAACAGATTGGAACATCTTTACTGGCAGATATGGTTCTTTGAAATCATCAGAGGATTATGTTATTGATGCTGTCCATGCTGGTTGGAGAAAATACAACAAGAAATATGGTGCTGGCAGTCGAGCATTTTTAGAACTGTTTACTCCTGGATGGAAGTTCCAGAGATCAGAAACTGGTGGTGGGTTCCACGCTTGGCATTCTGAACAGGGTTCTGGGAATAATCGAGGCAGGTTTGGTGTTTGGATGTTGTATCTAAACACTGTAGAAGAAGGTGGTAAGACTGAGTTTAAACACCAAGATCTGGCAGTTAAACCAGAGGCAGGAACTTTGCTTATTTGGCCTGCTGCATACACGCATGTTCACCGTGCTGCACGTGATCTTGTTGGGCATAAGTATATCGCTACTGGGTGGTTTGAATATCCAGAAAGAGTAGATGTTCGATAAAAAACACTTGACTTTTTATGAATGATATAGTATAACTAATTATTGACTTGGTGCCATAGCTCAGCTGGATAGAGCAAGAGCCTTCTAAGCTCTAGGTCGTAGGTTCGAATCCTACTGGTATCGCCATTTTTTAAGGAATGAATATGACTGAAGTAACTAATGAAGAACTAAATCTCAAGTTGGTCGTAACGACCTCTCTTTGGGCAAACTCCGCGACTGATGATATGCCGCTTTGGAAAACGGTTGGTGCCAAAGAATATGTCATTGCTCGGTTCACCGCTGAACCAACCCTCGAAGATCTCGGCAAGGCATGTGAATCAAAACGTCACCTGATTGAAACTCATACTAAGCAGTTCCACGAAACTCTTTCTGGTTGGCAGTTGTATCTGGATCAGAATCTTACTCACAACGAGTATCTTCAGTATAGTCTGACAGAGCAGGTTGAGTTTCCTGCTATCGATCTGACCGAAGTTGATGCTACTGAGGAACTAAAACAGATTGTTGGATGAACAAATTTACAATAATCCATACCTACTATAACGACCGAACACTTCTCGAGACTCAAATCGAGAGGTGGAAGGTGTATAACACCCCGATCAAGATTATCCTAATCGACGATGGATCCCAAGAGGTTCCCGCCGAGGAAGTCTTTCGGGGTGTTACATTTTCAGACAACATAGATCTTTCAGTATATAAAGTCACCAAGGATATTGGGTTCAATAGTCATGGTTGCCGCAATCTTGGTGCTATGCTTGCCGATACTGAGTGGTTGTTGTTCTTGGACATCGATTACACACTTCAACCCTCCGAACTGCACAGATTACAAAAAGAAGAACTTGATCCTCTGAAATTGTATGAGATTAATGCTCGCTACAAAGGTCGCGGCGATCCCTATGTTGCACTCAATCAGTTTGTTATCTCAAAGAAACTGTTTGTGGAATCTGAGGGGTATGATGAATCGTGGGTTCCATTCCATTATGGTGATCGAGAATTCCTGGGCAGACTTGCTGATATAAGCGAAAAAGTAAATCTTGAGTGGGTAAATCTAACTTGTCGTCGTGGTGGTAGAAAAGGAATCATTGATGATACTGCTATCATTCCAGTATATGATGACGAGAAAATGGTATTCTATACCAGAAAATTTGATCCAGATACAATAGAAAGAGTTCCATCTCGTATAAACTTCCCTTGGAAAAAAGTGTTTTAATAAATACTAATGGTGATTGCCTACCGATTACCAACGGTGTACCCGTAGTAAACACATTCTCTTAGCGAGAAAACATAGTAAAAGTCGGAGTAACGTAGGCATTTTTATTATAAATAGAGAGATACTATTGAACGGGAATCCCATGTTATCATTTACTCAATATCTCTCTGAAGCATCTATTAGGCAGGGTTTACCGCACCTGCATTCATCACCCACACCTGCAGGTGGTCAAACTCCCTCATTGTCTACGGATGAGTTCGAGAAAACCACTAAGGGTGGTAAAGTCCATATCCATCATGTAACTGAAAAGACCGATGGTCAAACGTTTAAGTTTGGGCACGATGAACAGGGATTCTACACTCAGCACTCAGGTTCTGGTAGCGATCGAATCAGAACTGGTGCAGGACATATTGAACGAGCAAAACGTAGAGCATCTGAGACTGGTAAGGAATATGATCCTACTGGTCCAACAGCAATGTCTAAGTTCCATGATGCTCTTCACTCAAACAGTGCACTACAAAATCATCTAGCGAAACATTACGAGAAGCACGGCGAAGTTGCTGTCAGCGGTGAAGCATTTAATCGCTCGCTCGCTCGTCCTGGAGACAAGAAAGATGAAGTGAAATTTGTTCACACTTCCTATTCAACAAAGGGATTGGGTAAACAAGGTGCATTTATTATTCACTCTAGGATGCCAACGAATCAGCAACACGATCCTGAACACTTTAAGAACAATTTGTCAGATGATAATATTAAATTCGATCATGATATTATTAAGCACACGCCATCACATGTCGATGTTAAAGATGAAGTAGCAGATTTTCATAAACTCGATCATGGGTTGATTAATACCAGAACAGTTCCCAAGAACAAACAAGCAAAACTCGCCGAGATTGAAAAGTTTAATAACATCAAAAAGCGTGTCAGTGCTAAGGTTTCTACACACCTTGGAGAAAAGAAAATCAAGAACAAATTTGGATCTGGTACTGAGGGACTGGTTGTTCACCCATCAGACGCTAATCCAGAAGCGACTCGTTTCAAGGCAATCAATCCTAAATTCAAAGAAGCGAAGTCTTCATCTAATCTATCGTTTGGGAAAAAATAATGAAAAGTTTTAAGTTCTTTCTAAACGAAGGTGGAAACATTAAAGTTGGTCCAAAGGGGCAAGAAACTTCTGCTGCTCCATTCCCAATTCAACATGATACCAGAGCAGCACGTAGAACAGATGTTCACACAGCGCTGAGTAAGATTCACGATGCGTTTCATAAAGAACATGGCGAGCATCTATTTGGTGCCGATAAAGAAAAACTAAAAACAGGTCATGTCTATTCAGGTTCTTCGCGTGATTTTATGGGAAACCATATTGACGACCACGAATTTGCCAGATATAAACCACATGTCGGCGATGTCGACGTTCAGGTCAGTCATGATCATAAAGACAAAATAGCATCAACTCTTGCAACAGGTAAAAAGTTTGGTAACTATACCGTCGCTGGAACTAAAAAGCACGGTAACGAAATCTCTGCAGTAATGCGCCACGAGAATGGTGAGCACCATCAATTTGATTTTGAGGGTGTTCATAATCCTGGATCTGAAACTGATAGGTTCCTTCATTCTTCTAGTTGGGAAGATACCAAAGCAGGTATTAAAGGTGTGCATCACAAGATGCTTATCAATGCAGCGGCAGGGTCAACGCATAAGTTTTCTATCTCACATGGTCTGCGTTCTAGATCAGATGAAAATGATGTTGGTGTTCAGCATCCAGATGAGATATCGAAACAACTATTTGGTGCTACTGCAGACCACAAAAAGATTGATTCATTTAAGGGTGTGGCAGAATTAATCAAGAAGCATATTCCAAAGTCACAACACCAAGAAATATATGACAAATTTAAAGCAGGTGTTGCTACCAAGAAAGGTATGGACCACGGTTCTGCTCTTGAGCATCTGCGAACTCACCTTGGTGTTAGCGATCGTGCCAACGAGTCATACATTGAGGAAGAAGCAGAACAACATGCTCATGTAGCATTTATGGGTGCATCCCCTCATACACATATGGGTCATCATATTGATGTTGTTGGTGGAATGGGCGCTGGTAAGAAGCATGTTGGTTTGTCTGGTAAGTCAGATGTGTTTTCTGATAAAGAAAGAGAACATATTGCTAATAAACAGTCAAACGGTGCTGCTGAATTCAAGGTCGAAAAGTCTGCTGGTCAAACGGTAGGTCGTGCATTTCATTCGTTGAGTGGTCCAAAGAAAGTATTACATCTTCACTTCGGACACGATCGTAAGGAAATGGCAGAGCGTTTAAAGAATTCGATTGAAACTGGAAAGATTCCGGAACTGAATGGTGAGAAACCACATAGAGTAGAAATACACTACCCGAAAGATGAAAACCGTTCACACGGTATGTCAGGAACAAAGATGCGCAACGCAGCAGCATCGGGTGATGAAAAGACATACAAACACCACCTCGGTTCTAACTTCTCTGATGCAGAATCTAAAAGTATTATGGATCGATCAAGAGTTGGAATCCTCGCTGGTAAAGTCAAATTAAAAAGGTAATAACCCATGGGCAAATTTCTAACATATCTTAAAGATATGATGTCAGAAAATGGCAATCCATCAACTAAGCGTATGATTGCTGTTGTTGCTACTATTCTTATTGCTATCGGTTTTATCGCGAATCTATTCTGGTCCTTCACAATTGAAGAGTTTATCTTCAACGGTGTAATGTATATTGTCATCGGTACTCTTGGTATTACTGGCGTAGAGAAGTTCGCTCCGAAGAAACCAACTAAGAAATCCGACGAAGAAGAATAAGGAATTAAATATGTTTGGTATGATCCCTCTCCCGTATAAATTATTAGCAGCAGCAGCACTCATTCTTGGAGTGTTTGTATATGGATATATGAAGGGATCTGCATATGCCGAAGCAGAACTTCAAAGATTCGCTGCAAAAAAGAGTGAACAGATTGCTGTCCTCGAAAAGAAAAATGCCGAAATCTCTGGTAAAGTTATTACCGAGTATGTTGATAGAACTAATATAATCAAGGAAAAAGAATATGTATACCGCGATATCGCTACGAACGTTGTCCCTGCTCAGTTTGAGTTGTCTAATGGTTGGGTGTTCCTCCACGACACTAGTGCCACATCCAGTGATGCCGACCCCACCAGAAGTTCTGATGCGAGCCCCTCAGGAATTAAAGACAATGAAGCCCTCCTCACCATCTTCAACAACTACTCCAGATGCGAGCAAAACGCCCAGCAACTGATCTCGCTACAAAAGTGGATTTCTGACAACAAGACAGCAATCGATGAGATGGCAAAGAAAGAGAAGAAAAAGAAGTAATGGCGTATAATCTTTTCCCAACATCAGAGCAAGATATTGATTCGGCTCTGAAAGGTCCAAAGCACACCCAAGTGTATCGCGATAATTGTAAAGCAGTATTTAATTTTCTGCGTAAAAAATATCCGAAGATCGATACTCCGATTAATATCGATCCCGCTGTACCTAAAATAAATGTCGTCCGTGCTATAAAAGGTTCTCTTACCGAGCAGCAAATCTTAACTCAGTCTGGAGTTAAGCAACCATTTAAAGTAAAATTTGGAGACGGTTCCTCTGGCAACAGAGGTGCTAAAAATCGCGGCAATGCTTTCGAAGATCAATTTACCCAAGCATTAACCGACTGGCGCAGTGATCCCGAGTCTGCTGGTATGGATAGAATGATCCTAGAAGCCATCCAAGGTCTAGATAAAACGTATGGTATTGGACAAGGTTCTGATTTCAAGGTTGATCCAGTTGGTGGCGATAATACCAAAAGACCGTTGTCATTTATTAGTGGAATTAAATTGACTAATACCAAAGGAGTTGGTAACGATATTGGTGCTGCAGTAACTGATATTACTGTGACGTGGGAAGATAAGAATGCCATTCCACGGACATTATTTCTCAGTTTGAAATTTGCGAGCACTGTTACGTTCTTTAATGTTGGCGTTCAAACTATTCTTACCAAGAAAGAAATTCAATCAGGTTCAATTACAAATAAAAATGGTCGGGCACTACTGGATTTATTTAAGATTGACCATCAAAAATTCTGCGATATCTTTAATGGGACTGGTAAGGGTGAAGTTGTGCCAGTAGTTTCTCCTAATTTACTTGGATTAAAGACTCTACTGGAATCTGGTATTGGGCATGGATACCACGTTATCCATAAATTTCCTGGGAAAATTAAATCATATAAAGTCGATGAAATCTATATGCGATCTGCCGCAAATGCTATGTCACAAACTATCTATTATGGTGGTAAAACTGGTAAGGGTAAAAGAATTGATATTGTAATTGACAGTCCTAAGTATGAATTCAAATTAAACATACGAGATTCGATGGGGAAAGAAGGGTTTCCAAGTCGTTTGATGTGCGATTTTAAATACAAGCAGTAATTATTATAAATATAGGAAACGACTGGAGAGTAACCCAAACATGAAAAATGATTCACCACCATGGCAAGAAGATCCTAAAAACCCGACTCGTCGATCAGGCGAGAAGCGTAAGGATAAGTATGGCAACGAAATCAAGAACGTTGCCAAGCACCTCGCACGCAAGGCGATGAATACGGTTAAGGAAGCAGTCTTTAAGAATTATCCTAGAGATGGATTCCCAGAAGAGGGTGACTATGGTTATCATGCAAATCCTGGTCTGAAACCACAAGAGAGTGATTCAGATAAAGATATGGATGTTGCATACAAGAAAGCAACCGAGCAAGAAGCTCGCAAACCATTGAATGCCAAGATTGTTGAACATGACAATTGTGGCACTCCAGACTGCTGCCAGACATGCGACACCGCAGATCTTGGAGAAGCATCAGCATTCGGAGATGCACGTAGAGACTTGCGTCGCGATTCAAAGGGACTTGCTCCAACTAAACGCGATGAAGATGACAGCGAATCAAAAGAAGATCCAGATGAAGATAAAACTCCTCACTTGGTATCGCAACTTTACAAAGCAGTCAGCATCAATAAAGCAGTTAAATTTAAGGATGGTAAGTCGCATACCATCGCACCGCACCATGCTAAGAAGTTTATCAATCAGTATCGTTCGCTTAAACCTGCAGATAAAGAAGAACTACAGAGCAAGGCACATGCCTCTCATGCAGAGTTTAAGAAAGCAATCAGCGAAGAACTCGTTGAGGACAATGATATGCCGAAAGGATTGCAAGATAGATCGCCTCGTGGCAGTGCTAGAGGAGCAATGGGTCGTGCTATCGCGAGAAAAGAACGTAACCTTACCAGAGCTCGTATGGATAGAGCAAAGAAGGCAGGTGCTAAACTGAAGATGGATCCAGATACTGGAACACCTGATCACTTCACCGCTGCTCAAAGACGCAAAAAAGGTTTACCTGAAGAAACTAAACTTGACACCAAAGGTAATATGAAAGAAGCAGCAGCATACCAACCTTCTGCTGCATACCAAGCTTCTCGCAACGCCAATCCTTATGCTAAACAACACCAAGATTCTATTGACAGACGCAACGCCAGCATCAAACGATCTCGGGATGCTGTTGCAGAAAGGCAACGCAAGAAAGCAGAGGAACTGCGCAGTGGCCTAAAGACCGTCAAAGAAGAAGCAGAACTCGAAGAAGCGCATGGCATGTGGAAGGTAGACTTCCCCAAGCAACATGCTGGTAAAGCAGTCGCTGCTGGTTCGGTTCACGTTAAGGCGCAGAACACTGCTCATGCTCACAAGGTTGCTGCTAAGAGAGTCGGTGTTGATCACAAGATGTTCAAGTCAAAGGTTACCAAGTCATCTATTCTTCCTGAAGAACTCGGCAAGAGCAACGAATGGGGAACTGATGCTCTGCGTCAGAAGTATGCGGCAGCGACTCCTGGACAAGAAGGTCTTGCTGCGAAAAAGATTCCGACATTCGATGCTCGTTACGATGATGTCCCGACACGATATATTGGCGGTATTCAGAAAGAAGAAACTCTGTCAGAAATTTCTGCAAGGGGTGTTATTGCTCGCCAAGATTTTAAAGCAAAATTGCAAAAGGTTCTTTCGGATCCAAAGGCAATCGCCAGAGCAAAGAAAACTATTGCTAAGAAAAAGGCAGCAGAAGCAGATGTCCCTAAGAATCTGGTTCACCAACTACACAAGTCTCAGTCGATTAATGCCAAGGTAAAGTTCTATGATGGTAAAGAGCATGAAATTGCTTCCAACCACCACGACAAGTTTATGAACAAGTACCACGGTCTGAAGTCATCGATCGAAAAAGAATCGTTGGTAAACCGTGCTCATAAGTCGCATGAAGAATTTTTAAAAGCGATCCACGAAGAATGGGCTGACTTTAGTCAGGAAAAACCTAACACTGATTCTATCAATCCTGCTAACTATCCTACTCCTCCAATGCATAATGACATGTTGGATTATAACAGCGATGATCGTCATGATGAATATGATATGGTCGCAATCGAAAATGATGTTACTTCTGAAATCGAAAATGCTGAGTGGGCAGATCTGGTTGACTATTATGATTACGAAGATCTAAACTACGAAGATTCTGATGAGGATATCGCTGAAGGTATTACTCCCCAAGGTCGTCTGAAGAAGCGTTTTAATATGATGCGAACAAAGGGTCGCCGTAATCTTGCAAGAAACATGGCACTAAAGCGTGTTGCAACTCCTGATCGTATTAAGTCAAGATCCGTTCGTGCTGCTCGTAACATGGTTTACAGCAGAGTGCTTCGTGGTCGCGATCGTTCTTCACTATCTGCTTCTGAGAAGACAAGATTAGAGGGAATGGTAAAGCGCATGGCACCGATGGTCGGTAGACTTTCGATTCGCCTTCAACAAAAAGAGCGCATGATCGATCGCAAAAGAATCAACAATAGAAACAAAAGAAAGAAAAAGTAATGCATTCTTTCGCTGAATTTATTGCTGAAACAGAAAAAACAGGTTGCACTTGTTGGACTGGTTACAAACGTAAACCAGGAACTAAACCTTGTGCAAACGGTTCTTGTATTAAAGAAGCAGCGATTGATGCCAAAGGACATAAGTCCTCTACTGGTGGTCTGACACAAAAGGGTCGCGATGCTTATAATGCTAAAGGTGGTAATCTACAAGCACCTGTAACTACTCCTCCTTCTAAGTTAAAGGCAGGTAGTAAGGCAGCAGGTCGTCGCAAGAGTTTCTGTGCTAGAATGTCTGGTGTAGAAGGTCCAATGAAAGATGAGAAGGGTCGTCCGACTCGCAAGGCATTAGCATTAAGAAAGTGGAATTGTTGACATGGACGAACTAGTGACATCAATGAAGATCGTACTCGCGAATACTTTCGCGATGTATTTCAAAGCACATGGGCATCACTGGAATGTAGAGGGTAAAGACTTCGCTCAGTTGCACGATTTCTTTGCCAATCTCTATCAGGAATTGTTCGCTGCTGCAGATGTTATCGCCGAACAGATTCGTGCATTAGATGACTATGCACCATATAATATGACTGAGTTGGCATCTACAACTACAGTTAAAGAGTCAAATATTTACGGCGTTGATGTTTCGGGGATGGTTGCAGATCTTATCGATGCTAATGTTTCCGTAATTGAAGCATTAAATACGGCACATAAACTTGCTGATGCAGACGGTAATCGGGGTCTTGTAAATCTTATTGAAGAACGTCTAGATATTCATGCAAAACATGCGTGGATGCTACGAGCGACCTCAAAATAATATAAATATAGAAAAGATTAGAGGAATCACAATGAGTCTAGAAAAAACAATCAGAGATACTGTCATTGCTGAATCGCACGATTTAGATGGTCGTCTTCAGCAACTAGTTCGCGCTGGTCTGATGCCAGCGAATACCATTCCGATTCTTCGCAAGGCAATTGTCAAGGTACAGGGTGGTATGACACTTCAGGGTGCTGAGCGTGATGTCATGGCAAACTTCATTAACTCGATGATGTTTATTGTTCTTGGTGACGATGCCATCTTCAATCGTGCTCGTGCTGGTGCTAAAACTTATGCTACTGAAGCAAAAGAAAAGACAGAGTATGACTACGAAGGTGACATGGCAATGGGTCAACTGAAGTCAATCATTGCTAACTCGCAACGTATGCATGATATGCTTTCTGATGACACCAACCTTCCTGAATGGGTTCAGTCGAAAATCACTCTCGCAGAAGATTACATCTCGACCGCCAGCAACTATATGCAAGGCGAGATGAGCGAAGAAACTATAAATGAATATGCTGCATTAGCAGGAGTAGCAGGTAGAATGATTGCATCAAAACTTGCTAAAAACGCAGGTGCTGGTGTTGCTACTCGTGCCATCGCTGGTGCCGCTGGATCTGCCGCTGCATCATCTGCAGTAAAGAAGTTTTCGTCCACTAAAGAAACCAACGAAGAAACAATCGAAGAAAAGCGTGGACTGTGGGATAACATTCATGCCAAGCGTAAGCGCATTAAGGGTGGTTCAGGTGAGCGTATGCGTAAACCTGGAAGCGAAGGCGCACCAACTGCTGCTGCACTAAAGGCATCTCAGACTGAGGAAGTCGATCTCGAAGAAGCAACATATTTTGTTCACACTGCTAATAATGCACATCATGTCAACGAAAAAATTCCCACAGGGAAAAAAGATGCGATGGGTCAGGCATTGATGACATCAAAGGTTGTCAAGTCGTTTCCTTATGGAGACACCCAATCAAAGCAAACATCTCCTGACCAGCACAAGGCTGCACATGCTCATGCCAAAAAACTGAATGCTGGTATGAAAGAAGAAATCGATCCGGATCTTGAAGCTGAACTGAAGGCGACTCGCGTGACAAAGAAGTCCATGGAAGATTCTAAGAAAACCCGCGAACGTGCTAGTGGCGTGAAAGAAGAAGCTGATTATTCTGAGAAGGGTGATGCTGAACGTATACGTAAGCGTCAAGAAGGATGGCAAAAAACATTCGATGCTGAGAAAGCAATGCAAAAAAAAGCAGCTGCTATTAAGCACGCTAATGAATTTCTAAAACGGTATAATAAAGAAGAAGTCGAATCAATCGATGAACTTTCAAATAAAACTCTGATTAACTATAAAGACAAAGCATGGCGCGAGATTCGCGATGCAGATGATAACGATGATGACCGTCATTATAATAAGAGAATGAAAGGATACAAATCGGCATTGAGAGCTGACCAGCGCAATTTTCAACGCATTCACGGTAACCTTGTCAATGGTAAGTTTACCAAAGAAGAAGTCGAGAATATCGATGAGATCTCAAAGGATGCTGCATTGAAGTATCTCTCTGCAAATAAGAAAGACGATGTTAAGGCTCGTGAAACTGGCGATTATGACAGAATGACCAAGCGTATGCGTGGGACCGATATCGCTGTTCGTAAGTATACAGCTAAGCCAGGTTCTAAATATGTTCGCGTTCCTGCTACAGAAGAAGTCGAGCAAGTCGATGAGATCTCGAAAGCAACTGCAGGTCGCTACATCAACAAAGCAAAAGACTCCATTGACACGACTTCTTGGAGGCAAGGATACAGAGAAGCTGGTGTTGGCAGTCCATCAGGTCGATTCGAAAAGAAGTTGTCGAAGCGTCATAAGGGTATTTCAATGGCAGTCAAGAAACTAACTAAAGAAGATATTGATGCAGTAAAGTCAATGAACGAGACATACAAGAACACGTTCGATGCTGCACTAGAACATTATAACATCAAGTCTCCCTCGGAACTTGGTGAAGAAAAGAGAAAAGAATTTTTCAACCACGTAGATCAAGAATTTAAAAAGGGAGACAATTAATGTCCGCATGGGGTAATAAAGACGATAAAACATCGGCAGGAACGGTAACTCTTACTGCACCTGCTATCACATTCAATGGTGCAACTGGACATGCTGCTGGAGTATATACTTCTGCTGCACATCCATTCCAACTTGGTGATCCTGTAGATTATTCAGATGGCGGCGGCACTCAAGTAGTCGGTTTGACTGATGGTGACACATATTTTGTAACTAATGTTACTACCAATACTTTCAGTGTTGCAACAACGGAAGCAAATGCACTTCACAATTTTCCAACTATCATTGCCTCTACTGATGGCGTTGGTGCTTCACATACCTTCACACTAAGTCTAGATTACGGTCGTGCTACTCTAACAGGTGACGGAACTAACTTCGATCCTGCTCTTGCAGTTGGTGATGTTGTTCGTGTAGGTGATCAGGAAATGATTGCTACTGCTGTTGCTAGTGACACAGTTGCTACGGTAATTAATGCGAATCCAGGATCAGTTCTTACTGTATTCTCTGCTCAAGAGTATACAATCAGCGAAAAACCAACATCTGTTGCTTCGGTTTCAACAGCGAATTTCCAGTCAACTCAAGTCTTTGGTGTTGACAACACTGAAATCGCTGCTGGTGGTGACAATGTTGCCTCGGTTGCACTAATTCAAGGTGGCACACGTTACCTCGAAGTTCCTGCAGTTACCTTCTCTGGTGGTGGGGGTTCTTCTGCTGCTGCAACTGCTTCCGTCTCAGGTGGATTAGTATCGGCAGTCGCAGTAACAAATACTGGTTCTTCATATGAAACTGTGCCAACTGTTGCTATTGCAAAACCAAAGCGCACTATTCTAACATCTGCTGTTACTATTGCTGAAGAGAAGTTTACTTATGCCACTCATGGTTTAGTTGCTGCGGAATCAGTTAAGTATTTCAATGGTGGTGGTGCTTCTGCTACTGGATTAGTTAATGATACTGCGTATTTCGTATCCGCTCTAGGGTTTACAACTGGTCTGTTCCGTTTGGCTGCATCGGAGTCTGCTGCCGCTGGTCGTACTGCTCTTGCTGGTGTTGCTATCTCTGGTACTGCTGGTGAGTTTACTTGCACCGCAACAACTCTAGCAGCTGGTGATCGTATTAGAATTACTGGTACACTAGGTGGAACTGGTACTATTACTGATTATGCAACAGGAACTATCTATACTGTTTCTGCTGTTACTGGTACTTCGCCATCCGTAACTGGTTTTACACTAACCACTGAAGCTGGAGGCGCACTCACAACTACTGCTGGTACGCCTACTGGTCTAACATACACACCATTTACAATCGTTCTGATCTCGGGCACGGGTAACAATGCTCAGTACTTCGAAATCCAAGCATCTGCTGATCAAGCAACTGCAACTGCTGCTAAGGGTACTGGCGAAACTGGTACTTCTGCCGCTCACTCTGGTTGGGTGCTGCGTACAGTTGGAACTGGTGCTAACGCTGGTCGTGTGAAGCACGAAGTTCTTGTAGCACTCTCTAAGAATGCTATTGCATCCAGCGATGCTGCTGATGATATTGAATTCCCAGACGCATAAGGCATTAGACAATGGCAGATAGCAAACTTTCAGCATTGACAACAGCGTCATCGCTTGTTTCTACAGACTTGATGTATGTTGTTAAACCAGCAACATCACCATATGATCACAAAGTAAGTATTGCTAATCTGTTTGGTGGTATTCCAGTTTCTGTGGTTTTAAACAGTAAACTGGTATTGAGTGGCACTACGCAGACTTTAACGTCTGCGGGTGCTATCAATGCGACTGCTCTCATAACTAAAATCACTTCACCTGATGGACCTGGAACACTTACCATCGCAGATGGTGTAGAAGGTCAGGTTAAAGTTATTGCTATGATATCAAACAGTGGTGGGCACAACTTGACTATCAGTTCTAATATTGGACATAGTTCTATTGTGTTTAATTCAGCAGGTGATACTGCTAATTTGATTTATCTAAGTAGTAATTGGTATTTCCTCGGAGGCACGGCAACGGTATCATAATATGATTAATGAATTGAATGAAGAAACTTTTTTAATGTTCGCAATTAAACACTATGATAATCCTGGATGTACTGGTATTTCAGATTTACAGGAAGATTTGAAACGTTTTGTTTATCTCCGAAGATTATTAACACGATACGAAAATACTAATGTTCTAAACGAACGTCTTATTATAAATCATTTGTTGGTTCTATATAATGTGTTTAATCAAGCAGCGACAGATATGATAGTTTATAAACTCTCCGATTTGATGCCTCTGATTAAACCATTTCTGGTATTTTTAAACCGAATGACCGATAGTGAGTTACCAGATGTTTTTATGGATCGCACGATCGTTAACAAGTTAAGAGGGATTTAATGGCAAGATTTGTCGATGCAATCATAACATATCGTATCTTACGTATGTTGACAACAGCATTTACTGATACTGATGCATATCGTCTCGGTATTATTGATGCGCATGGCGCTGTCATTAAGAAAGAACAAGATCTCGCGACAGAAGAAGAAAGAGAATCATATACTCTTCTACACCGTATGGTTTTTAAGTTGAAGCGAATTATAGAAAAGGTTCCATTTGAAAATAAACGATTCCTGTCATTTGCTGCTGCTATAGCACTTGTTAAAGAAAACGCTGAGTATGATGAAGACATTCTGGAAGAAATTTTTTATATGACAATGGAACAAGACGAAACTAAATCTCTCGCAGAACAATTGGAATCTGATACAATGTTGTCATTTAAAGAATATGTCGCCGAAGAAATGGGCGTCGGTGGCGGTGCTATTGCTGGTATCGGTATAAATAATCCAAGTATTCCAAACCAAGCGGAACCTGGAGTTTCAAAAGCTGCTCAGAAGAAGTGGCGCAAAAAGAATAAAATTATAAGAAGGAAATAATATGAAGGGATTATTAAACTTTGTTTCGGTATCGAAAGAAGTCAATACTCTAGAGGAACTAGAGATTGAAAAAGGCAAAGTCCAAATCATGATTATGAAGATGGCGGCGCTCACTTTGGGTTCCATTATGCTATCCGTTGTTGTAATGATGTTGATTGGGATGTTCATGCCAAATGATATCATTGATAACAATGAAATCTTCAAAATTATTGGTCCAGCATTCTCGATGATTGTCGGTGCATTTGTTGGCGCATTCGCTACGATGATGAATATGAAGGTTGCCGAATTCGATCCGAATGTCAAGGTTCAGGAACTCGGTAAGACAGACTATAAGCATCTCGCAGAAGCGCACACTGAACATGCCAAAGCAGAGTCGATCGAGGCAGATACTGAAATCAAACTGATGGCAGCGATCGATAAGTATAAAGACAGCGACGACGACTTCGGTCCATTTTAAGGGGTAATATATGACAAAACTAACTGAACATTTTGCCCTAGAGGAAATGACCGTCTCGCCAACCGCAAAGCGTCTTGGCATTCCTAACACACCAACTGCTGAGCATATTGAGAACATGCGCTACTGTTGCGAAAAGATTCTCGAACCTGTTCGTGCTAAGTTTGGTCCAGTAACAATCAACTCCTCATATCGTGCACCACTAGTCAATAAGGCAGTTGGTGGTTCGAAAACATCCCAGCACGTTAATGGTCAAGCAATTGACTTTGAAGTCAAGGGTGTTGACAACAAGAAAGTTGCTGACTGGGTTGCTGATAATCTAGAGTTTGACCAAGTCATCCTAGAATTCTATGCTGCTGGTGACAAGAACTCTGGTTGGGTCCATGCTTCAATTAAGAAGGAAGGTGGAAACCGCAAGCAGCGTCTGGTTGCTACCAAGTCCAAGGCAGGTGGCACAAAGTATACTCCTGTTGCTGACTTCGATCCTTCAACTACAAGAGAAGCAGGTGCTCCTGTTGTTCAAGCAGCAAAGGTTGTCAAGGCAGCACCAAAGGCAGCACCAAAGGTAGCATCTACTGCTGGACTTGGTCCAATGGAAGCACTTCAAACTAAGTGTGGTATTACTGCTGATGGTAAGTGGGGACCAGGAACTTATGTAAGTGCCAAGGGTTACTACAAACTGTCATCTGCACAAGCTGCACACTTCTTTGGACAGTGTGCTCACGAGTCGGGCAACTTTAAGGTATTCTCGGAGAACCTAAACTACTCAGACAAGGGTCTGAATGGCATCTTTAAAAAATACTTCCCAACAATCGCATCGACTGCTGGTTACGCTCGTAAACCAGAGAAGATTGCCAACAAGGTCTATGCTAATCGTATGGGCAATGGTCCAGAATCTTCAGGTGATGGGTATAAGTTCCGTGGTCGTGGACCAATTCAGTTAACTGGTAAGGACAACTATACTGCATTCTCGCAGTCGGTTGGTCGTCCTGATGTTCTAACCAATCCAGACATCGTTGCAACCGAACTGGCATTCGAATCAGCACTATGGTTCTTCAATAAGAACGGTCTGTTCGCAATCGCTGACAAGGGTGTTACCGATGCAGTTATAGGTCAGATTACTCGTCGTGTAAACGGTGGTACGCATGGTCTAGATGATCGTATTAAGAAAACAAAACAATTCGCAGCATGGGGATAACAGATATGTTTAACAAAATTAAAGAACTCATCAAAACTCTATTCGGTTTTGCAGATACAAACAAAGATGGCAAAATAGACGTTGCTGAACTTACTGCCGTTGTCGACAAGGCAGAAGCAGAAGTAGCGATTGTCAAAAAAGTAGTCAAGAAAATCCGCAAACCAAAAGCAAAGTAAATGGCGGAGTTAGAAACTAAAGTCGCAATTCTAGAGCACGACCTGAAACAAATGCAGGTCGTGTTCGCTCGTCTGGATACCGTAATAGAAAAGATGACCGATGTTTCTAACTCAATCAATAAAATGCTTGCCGTGCACGATTTAAAACTAAGCGGACAAGAAAATGTAAATCAAGATCTCTACGATGCGATGGAAGTCCATCGTAGAGAATCAACTGAAAACAATAAAGAACTTCACTCTCGCATCACAACTACAACGAGAGAACTCTCAGATAAAGTTGACCAAACTGAAGTTAAGATCATGACATCGATCAAAGAACTCAAAGAATCGATTGATAAAGAAGAAGAAAAAAACAAAAAACGTATTGACAATTTGGAAAAAACCAAGTATATTATGATTGGTGGTGGTATTGTTCTTGGTGCAATCATAACCAAGATACTTCCAATGATATTAAAGTTTTTTCAATAAATCCCTTTACTTCCGCCCCATAATGGGGTATAACTATATTATGAGTTTATATATTGACATCAAGTATCTCCATTCGATTTCATATCGACTAGAGAATTTCAAGAAGAAAACCCAAGATCTATTCAACTGCAGATGTCCAATCTGCGGCGACTCACAACGTAATAAGAGGAAGGCACGAGGATACTTCTATCGTGGTAAGAACGATCTGTATTACAAGTGCCATAAGTGTGGCGCGAGTCAACACTTTGGAACATTCCTCAAGAACTTTGATGCCACCCTCTACAGTCAATATGTCGTAGAACGATATGCAGATGGTGCTCACAACAAGACTTCTCATAAAACTGTAGAATCAGTTCTAAAGTTTGAAGAACCAAAGTTTACTAAGAAACCAGAACCTAAACTGCTCGACTCGATTATGGATCGACTTGATACGCTACCAGATGATCATGAGGTAATTCAATATGTTACTGACCGCAAAATTCCTCGCGATGCTTTTGATAGGTTGTATTTCATTCCTAATGTTAAAGATGTCATACAGCTTAATGACAAATATAAAAACTCGATCATTACATCTGAACCG